GCTACACCATTTTTATTTTTCTTTGATAGTATTTGCACAAAACTTTTTGTTACATCAGGAGTTTTTGCTGCTTGTGTAACATCTGTCATTCTAAAAGAAGGTAGCTGTGTACCTTTTGTAAATTTTGTAGTCTGACTTAATATCTCATTAATACGATAATTAAGCTGATCTTCTGTTAATTCTCTACCATGTTTAGCAGCATGTCTTTTTAAGATAGCTTTTACTCTACTTATTGCTTCAGCTGTAGGTTTGTATCCAGCAAGACTATCTACATACGGATTAGAAAATATTTTATAGGTACTACCTATCATTAATTTAACTCTATCTCCCATAAGACCAGGCATATTTTTTACGCTTTTAGGTAAAGTTATTGCACCAGTGCTACCTTGTCTAATTGTCTCCAATAATGAAGCAAATTTTTGTCTAGAGTTGTAAATAGCATCAAATATAATTTGTTGTGATTTAGTGTTTAAACCACCATCTTTCATTTGTTTTAAAACTTTTTTATATATAGCTGTGTTACCTACTTTTTTAGTTAGATCTCCTTCAAACATAAGTTCTTTTAAATCTTTGTAAAATTGATCTTGTCCTTTTTTATTATTTTCTCTTAATGTTTTATTAAAAAATGTTTTGACTGACGGAAACATTTTACCAACTTCTTTATCTATTCTTTTTACTTGTTCCATAGCAAAGTTAGCATCAGATGCTTTACGAGCGTTTTCTGCATTCTTTGCTAAAAACATAGCTTCTGGTTTACCTGATGTAGGTCTAACTGCACCAGCTACAGTATCGATCGTTTTGTTTATCTTAGAAGAACTAAATGCTAGATCTTTTCCATATTGTGCAACCTTACCGATAGCTTTTGTGCCACCAAATATAAATGGAAAATATAATGCAGAGTCTGCACCAAATTTAAGTCTATTTAATAATTTTCTACCTGCATCTTCTTGTGGATCTTGTGATTCATCTAAATCTAGTTGTGTAGGACCAATATCAAATGCATCACCTATTGTTCCTATATTCTCAACATCTGCAACAAATACTTCTCCTGATGCTCCACCTACAACACCGGCTGCAAAACGTTTTACTCTAGATGCATCATTAAGTTTGTATACTTTCTCCATACCTTTTCTAACGTTCTTACCTTTTAGATTTACATATGTTCCTGCTTTTTTAGCTTGTAATGCTTTAGTTGCAAGTTTGGTTGCTATTTTAGCACCAACTCCTGCAGGTACACCTATTTGAACTAAGGCCTGTAATATTTTACCAGATGCTTTTTGTTCTGCTACTTCTTCAAATGGGTTGATTTTATCAAAAGCAGACTCTACTCTTGCTGCTGCGTTGTTTGTCATACCAGAAAAATCTAAAAGCTCTGCACCTAATGATACAAAACCTTCAGGTATTTTAATAATACCAGAAATAATACCAGCTAGTCCTGCCTCTAATGATGATATTTCATTATCGCCTTCAGCGCCAGAATATGCTTCACTAATGTCATTTATCTGACCTGGTTTACTTTCTTTTTGATTTTGAGGATTTAAAGCTTCTAGGATTGGATCGTATGCCATTGAACCTCCTATAATGGTATTTCTCTAATTATCTCACCTGTTGCTATGTTATATTGAATGATAGCATTTTTTTCTGGATCTCTTTCAAATATAGATAATTGCTGGTCTGGTCTAAAATAAATAGTGCCAGGTATCATTTCACTTACATTATATGAAACTTTAGTTCCTGAAATATCGTGAGGCATGTAAGAAATATTTTTACCTTTAAAAGCTGGTATTGTAGGCAGCTGTCTTCTTGTGATCGCATCAAAAGTTGCAGTTTCGTAAGGCTTTAATTGTGTTAAATCTTTTTTATAACCTTTTGTTTCTTTTGAACGCTCTAAGAATAATCTGTCTCTTAAATTTGCTGGAGAAAATTCTTTTTGAAGATTGTTCTTACCTTTAGCTTTAGCTATATCCATAGCTTGCTGACCTTTAATACCTAGTATGGCTCCTTGTAAATTAATTTGTCTATCTTGTGCAGCTTTTTTATCTAACGCTGCAAAAAGATTTTGTGTTGGTTTTTCTGTTGCACCAAGTATTTCTGCTAGTTTACTGCCTCTACCAGCTCCTGCACCTCCAACTAAACCTTGACCTGTTTCAATTAAAAATCTTGCTAAAGGATCTGCGCCTGCAGGTTGTCCCATTGCACCTCTAAGAACACCTTGATATTCTTCTACTCTTTCACCTAATTTATAATTTTGTCTAGGCTTAATACCAGTCATAATACCTTCCATGACTTCTCCGCCTTTTCTAAACATTGGTCTTTTTAATATTCTACTCATTATTTTGCACCTGACAAAATTTGTATTGGTTGTTGTGCTGGCGGATTAATTAATCTGTATATACCTGCCAACGTTGATGCAGTTCCAAGTCCTGTTGCTAATGGTGATGGTGTTGCTGCTGGTGGTAAAATGTTTTCTCTACCAGGGTATCCTGCAATTAATTGTGTAACACCAGAACCAAATTGTTGTGCGGCTTCTAATGGTTGTAAAGCTTGTCTTGATAATAATTGTTGCTGAGCAGTTAATTCTTGTTGTGCTCTCGCTGCTTGCTGCGCGCCTAAACCTGTTAGTGCAGAGATCTGTTGACCTAACAATGCAGGTGTTTGTTGTGCTAAACCTAACTGACCACCAGCTAATGCTTGTTGTTGATTAAAAGCTTGTGCAGCTAAGTTTTGTGCTTGACCAAAACCTTGTTGTCTTAATTGAGCTAGCAATGATGCTCTATTTCTGTCGCTCGCTGCTTGATACTCAGCTCTTTGTACACCTTCTCTACCACCACCAAATGCACCAGCTTGAATAGCTTGGGCAGATAATGCAGGTAAACCTTTTGCAGATTGTACATCAAACTCTGTAAGCGTCGCGTCAATGACATCTTGTTGATAAGGAGACATGTACGCTTGAAAAGCAGTTGGGCTCACTAAATCTTTTGCTCTTGTTTGTGCTGCAGCTGCTTCTGTTAAGAAAGGTTGGAAACCACCAAGCCCTGTAGCTAATCCTTCTGCTTGTGTTGTTAGTGCACCAGGTCCGGCAACAAACTGTGGACCCATAATAGTAGAAAGATCAGTGGTTTTAAAATCACCAATTGCTTTTGTAAGATCGTCTAAATATGTCTTCGCACCTGCTTCGATAAATTCTGCTGGCGCTGTTCTTACTACTTCAGCCATTATGCTCTTCCTCCTGCTTCTAATTTTTTCATCATGTCATACATCCTTTGAGCGCCTACATTGACATTGCCATCGCCCATACCTCTCACAGCATCTGCTGTGAATACGAATTCGTTGTTTGACAACATTGCTGGGATGTCATCTTCTTTTTCTTTTATACCAACAGGTGGTATAAATCCACCAGTTTCTCTGAGGTCTAATTCTTTAACACCTTTTGGATTTTGTCTTATAGGTAGTCCCTCGACGCCTGCCGCCTGCATTGCGTTCATGCTTGGACTATCACCTATAGCTTTCATCATTCTACCACCTATGGCTGCCAGGCCTCTTGTTTCTTCAATTCTTTTGCTGCCCATTTCTGGAACTATTTCTTGTAAAAATTCATCAAACTCCATTGTTGGAGGTATAAGACCTTTTTTCTTCATATCTAAAAACATATCAAAAGTATCTGACATTGCTTCGTTATAACCATAACTTGCCGTTTTTATTGGAATGTCTTCTTCGATTCCAAAGTCTCCTGGTTTTGGTCCAAAAGGATTTACAGGTTGTGTTGGGTCTGGTGGTAATACTGGACCATTAGCAAAACCTATTCTACCACCCTCAGCTCTAAAACTCTTTTGTAGATCATCTAAGTAATCCATAAGTTCTTTAAGCTCCTCTGGATTTAATTGTTTTACAGGTTTACCAAATAATTGTTGAGCTATATCATCAGACTCATCCCCTAAAATAGCTGATGCCATCATCATATCTCTTGGTTTAACTTCATCACCTTTAAACTCTGGCATAGTTTTTAATGTTGGTAATCCTCTATCTTCTATGACTTCATCTTTTGGCATGCCCTCTGCAAAACCTATTCTTCCGCCTTCAGCCTTAAGTTCAGTTGTTATTCCTTGAGTAGCAAGAAACTCAGCCATTGGTCTACTTAATCCTTGTGCCATTAGTTGTTGTACTTCTTTTTCATAATCAGTGCCTTCAGCAAAACCTACTCTACCACCTACAGAATATTCTGCTGTGTTTGATGTAACAAATTCCAATACTTCTTCTTCTGATGCGTTTGGATTTAAATTTCTGTAATAACGTTCTAAGTATCCTGAAGGATCTCTAGCTAATTCTGCTTCAGCTTGTTCTGGTGGCATTCCTAATGTATCTGTTAAATATTTAGATACTAATCCTAGTGTAGCAAATTTACCTATGGTGCCACCTTTACCACCTAAACCTACTGCACCTAAAGCTTTTTGAAAAATATTTTGTTTACCTGTTAATGCAACTTCGTCAACTAAATTTGGAGATAGTTTACCACCTGTAAGAAAAGAACCTATTCTGCTAACATTACCTAAAAAATTACTTGGAGCAAATCTTGCAAAACCTGTTTGACCAGATCCAATAGATCCAAGTCCTGCAGTTGCACCATATAATAACGCAGCTTTACCAATGTCAGATTTTGCTATCTTCTTTACTGTCTTACCAACTTTTTTGACAGCTTTTTTAATACCACCAAGTATAGCAGGTTCTCTAGGCACAACATCCATAATGCCACCGCCCATTCGTAATTGTCTATTCATCTGTCCTCTTGATATTGTCATAATTTAGCTAAATTGTTAAGGCAGGCTTTTTATCCTGTAACGTCCTTTTTACTTGGTTTTTCCAAATAAATCAAGACTAGGCATCATAACTGTTACGTCTCTTCTAATGTCCTCTTCTGGCACTCCTTTTGCTTTCCAGT